CTGATACAGTCAGCTTAACTGATCCTTTTAATGATGGCTCACTTGTTGCGAAGTATTTGCTTGATGGTAATGCTAATGATTTGATGGGTAATCATAATGGCACTTGGACTGGAACTGAAGCTTATGGTAATGGTAAATTTGTTCAAGGAGCATTAAATATAAGTACCAATAACTATATCAGTTTAGATGATACTATTTTTGTTTCGGATAAATACGATTTTAGTGTATCTCTATTTTTTAAATGGAATGGGGAAAACAATATTTGGTTATATTCCGAGGGCAGCGATTCTAGTAATCCTGGTTTTTCATTTCTTGTAATTGAGGATAAAATTAACATACATTATTATAATTCTGACTCCGAACCTATCAAGAATGGAAATTTAGTTAGTAATGAATTAACATCTGGTGAATGGTACCACGTGGTCCTCACAAGAAATCAAGCTGATTTTGTACTATATACAAATACAGCAGCATCTTCATATACGACTGATTCAAATATAACTTTAACAGGATATTCAGCTAGATTGGGCATTGGAGCTGGGAATGAAGGTTCTTCTGTAGATGGTGTAATTATTGACCAAGTAGAAATCTACAACAGAGCACTAACTCAAGCAGAGGCAGCAACACTATATAATCAAGGCATAGAGCATGTAAATACGACATATCACTTAGACGATCTTGTTACATCAAATCCTAGTCCGACACTTCAAGCAAAAGTGCACTTGACAGGTGAAGTAAAATCAATACAAGCAGAATTAACAAAAGGAGAATAATATGAAATTTGAAAAATACACAACATTAAAAGGAGCACTTCAATCTGTTAAATTCAGAGAAGTGCCTGACACAGATATTCCTAAAAGAAAAGCAAGCAAGGTCATGAATAAAAAAGCACTTAAAGTGACAATTCATGATATAGAATTTGATGCCGATACAGATAGCATCAATTATATGAGCAGTGTTTTGAGTATTTTCCATGCTCATTACAATAAAGGCATTAGCACAAAAGATGATAACGGTGATTATCCTGATAAAAATGATGTTTATGAAGAGGTTTATATTGATACAACATTGAATTGGAAGGATGCAAACAATAAATGGAAGGTAATAAACGGAGAAATCTTATCTGAAGCATTACAAGCAACTATGGTGGCTGTCGGAAATCTTTTATAAATAATTAAAATAGACTATTTGGGTTTATTGGTTTTAAATTGAGATATGGATATCCGTGAGGACTCCTTAAAAAGTCTCGACAATATTAAAATAGGAGAAAAATATGGGATATTCAAGAAAGCCCAATTATCACTTTAAATCAAAAAATGATACAGGCATAGACAAAGTACCAGAAGGTAGAGTTATAATTATAGAAGATTATGAAGGTGATGATTCAAATAAAGTTAGGCAATTTATCAAGAAATCAAATAATAATATAAGTGAGAATAGTACGATAGAGGATTTTGTTTTATCTTCGGCTAGCGAAGAAGCTCTGCCTGCATATATGATAAATGATGCTCAAAAATCAGAGGCATCTGTGTGGAGTTCAAAGAAAGTATTCGAGGAGTCATTTTATATCAACAAACCAAGCATCATATTGCCTGTCAATGGAAGTACTGAAGTTTCTATTGCAAGTACAATAAATTCTTCAGTATTCTCTCCTGACACAAATTTTGTGGGAAAATTAACAGGGATAGACTATGAAGTTTGCACAGATAATTCTTTTGATTCAGGAAATATAAAATATTCCTCTTTAAATTCGAGAATATTAAATAACAATTATGTAAAAGGATTGAGTCCGGATACATTATATTATGCAAGAATAAGACATATATCAGGATCATTTTGTTCTGATTATAGTGATATTATATCATTCAGGACTACATCAAAAGGAATAGATACTCCGGTTATATCAAGTCCTCAGGATTTTTTTGAGGATTACCTCAGCTTAAATGGAAATGCATATAATGGCTTTGATCACACAGAAACACATTTAAACACTGATTGGGAAGTTTCAACAAAAGAAGATTTTAGTGATATAGCATTCAGTTCATATAATGATACAGTGAACCTGACATCTATTGTATTCAATGGTTTATTGCCCGATAGTACATATTATATCAGAGCTAGGTATAAATCGGATACATATTGGTCTGATTATTCTGAAGTATTTACAATAAAAACAGAGGAAATATTTGGTTTAAGAATAGGTATACCAGGAGAACTAGGCTTTGGTGTTGGTGTAAAGAAAAATTGTCCTGATTATTTTACGGAGATGACAGGATGTAAAGATGTAAATAGTGACAATTTTGGTAATTATAAAACATCTAATAATTCTGTTTTTGTTTTTGTTCCAAAATTTTACTTTAAGTGGGATCATAATAATCTGTTAATTTCTGATAATGATGAAAATGGTACTTATGCTTTACATAGAGCATTCATAAATGCTGGCTTAGAACAGGATGGCTTTTTTATATCAAAATATCAAATTAGTAATGATCAGAATAAATGTTCTTCAAAGAAAAATACTGATCCTATCAGCACACACAGTGATCATAATCCAATAGCGAACTTGACATCGTGTTCTGAAAATAAATACCTAAGTACATATATAGCACCGAAAGATTTTGGTCCTTCATTTCATACATCTGCCTTATATCAATATAATGCTTTAGCATTAATTGCTTATGCCGCAGGTAAAGCAGGTCAAAATGGAGGCATCTGTGCTTATGCAGATGTAGAACCTTATTTGCCTAAAGGATGTAATAATGATGCTCTTGCAGACCATGCAGATACTTCAGTGACATTCACAGGAAGTGGTTATTCCAATTGTGCTTTAACTGGTTCTGGTGAGCCATTTGCAAAAACAACACATAATGGCCAAAATTGTGGTATTGCTGATGTTAATGGTAATATGTATATGACAGCCCCAGGTTTAGTTAGGCCAGGGTCTTCGAGTACTGCTACAGCCAATGATGATAACGGAACTGATTCATTTTACATATTAAAAGAGTCATTTGATATAGCAAATTTAAATGAAGGATGGACCGATGGAGAAAGTGCATCAAATTCTGCTTTTGGTAATGAGGCATATTTACAAGGATCAGATTCTCCATATGAGGCTTTGGACATACCTCAGGTAACTAAATCAGGAGGAGAAACCTATCTTGGTTCCGGTTCAAATGATGTTTTTGGTTTTAGTGAAGACAGGAATAGTACTGTATATAAAATTTCATCACTAGGACTAGCCCTAGATAATGGAACTGATGATACAGGAACAACAGAATTTGGTAATGACAGAATATATGAATATCATAGAGAGAACTTGACGGTTCTTGTTTCTAGTGACTGGAATAATACTTCTGTTGCTGGGGTTTTCTGTGTGGACTTGAACAATTCCCGTGCTTCTTCTTACGCGTCTGTGGGGTTTCGAGCCTCTTCATATTAGATATAATAGACATATCAGGAAGCACGGTAGTGCTTCCAAAACACACAAAATATAATAAAAAGGAAACAAATGTCAGAACCAACAGAACCAACAGAAAGTGGAGTCACTATGCCAACAGCACCCAAAGAATTAAAGAATAAAGAGCAAAATATAATGATGGAAATAAGGATAGCTTGGTTGGATTATATGAAGCAACTTAACATATACCTTGTCCATTTCCCAAATTTTGAAAAGCACGCATTAAGTTCAGAAATAAGAACTTCAAGTTATTTTATGTTTGATTATTTTGTTGAGATTGAAAATAAACACAATAAGAAAACGTCACTAAATAATCTTGATATAGCATATGAAAAAACAAGAGGAAAGTTATGGATTGCATACAAACTAGGATACTTTGACTTTAAAAATGGAACAAAAAGTATTCACAATGATAAAAAATATATAATATTAAATAGAATGATAACAGATTTGGAAGCATAAAGGTCTGTTAGGGAAAAGACATATATCGAACGCAAAAAAGTTTATAATTAATAATCACAAAGAAGGGTTCATGTCAATAAAGGGATTATCTTTAAATACAAATTCAAATAACTATATAAATAATTTAAGCAAAACAAAGGAGACATAAATGAAATACTTTACATATCAGGATTACAAAGATGAGTTTACAACTTATACACCAAATTACAAGGAATTAGTTACAAAATTTAGTGACAATATCATAGAGGTGGACATAACAGATGATGAAGTACAAGACTTCATCACAGCCCAAAAAGAAGAAATAAATGTTCAAGAAATAACTGAACAAGAATTCAAAAGCCTTTTTAAGGAAACTTTACAGGCAAAAAGACTTAAGGACAAAACGAGAGAGGATATAAGAAATATAAAAGACCTCGAAGATGATTTCATAGACAATAAAATCATAACACAAAATATTCTGTATTTGTTATCAGACATATGGATAAATGTATTTACAGAAGAGCAAAAAGAAAATTCAAAATATAAATCTCTAATGGATACTCTGGCATTGTTATTGTCAGATGAAGAACTTATACTGAGGGCCGATTTAGACGGGCCAGAAAAACTTATGAGTATATTAAATGACGAAAAAGATTTTGCTAAAATTGCCGCTGATAATTACATATCAAGAATAAGATAAATTAACTAAAATAATTAAATAATCACGAAATAATCGTATTTGATAGTGATACTGCATGTAATAACCTCATCCTCGGATGTTGTGTTATATGCAAGGTCATCGATACTCTCGATCATACAGTCCTTGAATTCTAATTTTAAAATTTGTTTAGAATTGTCATCATGAATCTCAAGGTAACTGTATTTTTCGACGAGTTCACCAAGTTCATTTTCGGGATTTCTCATGGTAAGCATTTTGTTCATGATTTCCTTCCAGACAACCAAATCTTCATCGATTATCAGGTTTAGTGTTAGATCATTGAATGTTAATGTATCACCCTGGAAATTCCCCATTACAGACCTGGCAGATGCTTGAATGTGACTGAATGACACTCCCGGCAGATTAACCTCCTGGATTGCATATGATGTTTCCTCTTCATTGAAAAGGTTTGTTTGAAAAAAGAAATTGCTGTTGTGACTAAAATTTCTGACTGACATGATGACTCCTTTGTTTAGGATTATTTATAAAAAATATAAAAATTAAGAAAATTTTAGTTATAATGTTTCTATATACAGATTTAAAGGATAAAAAAAAAAACAATCAATAAGACAGCATGTCAACGAAGGAGACATACGATTTGAATTGTATCATATGAAATATGCCAATCAGCTTAAGCGTGTGCAAACAATGACATCTGATGAGATTCAGGAAAAATGGGATTATGATAATCAAAAAAAGATCAATCGTTTCAAAAAAGACCTCGAAAAACCAGAATATCAGGATACAGTGTCTCAACGAGCACTCAAAGCAAACATCAAATACCTTGAGAACATACCTGCACCATTGACAGAAGAAATGATTCAAGAAAATTTCCTCATTCAAAAAGAGGAATACATTACAGACCTAAAAAATAGGGACAACGACAAAAGCCTTCCGTTGGAAACACAGAATAAAATCAAGGAAAGCCTAAAATACATTCAAAATCTAACATTACAAGCAGAGCCTTCAAAAGAGCGATTCGGGATAATGCTTTTGCTAATGATAAAAAATATCAGGACAATGCCAAGTTTCTCAGGATACAGTGACAATTGGGCTACAGATTTTTTCAGCAATGCAATCGAGAAAACTCTCCTTTACCTTGACAATTTTGATGTTAACCTTCTGTCAAAAAGGACAGGAGAAAAATCTAAGGCCTTTGCTTATGTTACTCAAATTTGCTTTAATGCATTCATTAACATCATCAATATCAGGAAGGCAGAGGGTGAATTCCTGAAAGACACAATATCGTATGAGACACACAATTTTGATGGCGTGAAAAATATGCTTATTCAGGATACCAACGGGAGTGATGCAGATGATGACACTGAGGATTATAGCATCGACATAAATTCAGTGTATACAGTAAAAATTCTCAAAAAAGATAACTTACAGACAATCAAGAACAAAATCTTGAAGGGTTATGATACGATTGAGTGCATCAATGAGACATTACAGCAAAACAAAGCAATCAAGCAGGAAATCGAATACCTTGCAGAGAGCACTCCTGAAAATGAGAAGGATGAATATTACGATGACTATATTAAAGATTTGGAATTGCAGTACAGCAGTATTGCAGATAATGTAACGAAAGACACATTGTTCATTCAGATGCCTAGTGAAATTCTTATTTCTGAAGTTAATGAAATGATCCATAATGAGATTAATGCTCCGAAAAACATGAATACCCTGAACCTCATCATAACAACCAAAACACCAAAAGAGGTTTTCCTTAAAAAAGCAAAAAAATCTGCAAAGAGCAAAGCAGTGAACGGTTACGATTATAAAACAGGATTAACAAAAAAGCAACAGGTTTCATTGGCAAAAATTGAGGCTAATACCATGGAAGAAAATGCCTTTAATGATGAATGGTAAGGAGGAGGAATGAGGGAATTAAGGAAATTAGACAGTGACATCATAATCCTTGGAGACATTCATTTTGGCCTCAAACGATTCTCTGTCAATGTTCTAAGGGATCAGATTAAGGTTTTTAATAATCAAATAATCCCTTATATGAAAGAAAATAACATAAAACAAATATTTCAATTAGGTGATATTTTCGATAACAGAACAACGGCAGACATAATTTGGTTTGAGACACTCAAAAAAGAATTTTTTGATGTTCTTAAAAATGAAAATATAGAATTATTTACACTAAAAGGCAATCATGATATAGCATTGAGGGAGAGTTTGGACATTGCACTCGTAGATACAATTTCAGACATCTATGACAATGTGCATGTATTCAGTGAGAGAGAATATATAAAAATTGGCGAAATGAATGTATATGTCATTCCTTGGATGACAAAAGGCAAAAAATTAGAAAAAGCAGAACTCAAGGACCAGGATTATGTTTTAGGACATTTTGAGGTTAGAAATTTTGCTATGGTCCCAGGAGTGATGGATGTATCATCAGAATTGACAGAAGCATTTTTCCAAGAAAACGAAAGGCTTAAGGGTGTATTCAGTGGGCATTATCATCTCAGGAATATCAAAGGTTTTTTAAAATATGTAGGAAGTCTACATCAATTGAATTGGTCAGATTACAATGACATGAAAGGATTTTATCATTTCGACGGATTTTCGTTAGATTACATTCCGAATGAGTCATCCAAAAAATTCATCAAGGTTAAATATGATGACACTCAAGATACTCAAGGAAAATTCATTGAGGTTAAAGGCTTAAAGCCTCATTCATTATATTTGAGCGGTGAGGAATTTGAGGAATTGCTACCTACACTCAAAAATCATGAGATTAAGACATTCATCAATCATCACGCAGACGATGCTTATGAAGAGGTTCTATACAAAATGAAAAAAGCAGACCTCAAAACATCAATTGTGAATAATCAGGAATTGAGTGAGATTATAGGCACAGATTACATCCTTGACAATGAAGCCATTGATCAAAAAGATACAAAATCTTTAATCATAGACACCATCAAGGAAACAAGGGAAGATTTGCTTCCTCTCCTTAACGAACTTTTGGCAGAGGTTCAAACAGACAATGCAGAAGGATAATATATGAACATAACATTTACATCAGTGAAGTGGAAGAATTTTTTGAGTTACGGAAACTCATTCACAGAGTACAAATTTAAAAAAGGCATGGATATCATAACCGGCAAAAATGGAACAGGAAAATCTTCACAGTCAGATGCCTTATTCTATGGCCTTTTCGGTAAGCCTTTTAGGAAAATCAAAAATGGCTCTCTCATCAATGACGTAACAAACAGAGGCCTTATGGTTGAAGTTTATTTCAGCATCGGAGATTCGGCAAATTCTGAGGTTCATTACAAAATTGAACGAGGACAGAAAAAAAATATTTTTATCATTTACAAAAAAATTGATGACGATTATGTTGAGATTCCTGAAAAGGCAACGACCAGGGAATACCAGATTTTCCTCGAGGAAGAAATCCTGAAAATGAACGATACAGTTTTTAGGCAACTAATTTCAATCAGCGCAAACCTTGACGGTTCAAAAAGTTTCATGGATTTAACACCGAAGGAGAAGGAATCACTGTTTCAGGTTATCACTGACACAAGCATTTTCCTGAACCTTACGGAAAAAATCAAAAACAGAATGAATGACGTCAAACTCAAGCAGAAGGACATAGATTACGAACTCAAGATTATCGAAGCAAGCATTGAGTCAGAAAAAATTATGATAGAGCAAGCAAAAAAGCAAAATGAAAATTTTCTAAAGCATCATGAAGACAACATTAAGCATACCGAGGAGAGTCTTCATGATACTGAGGTCAATGTCCAAAGATACAAGGAAGGTATCAAAAAACTCAAGGAACTCAAGGAATCGTATGACATTCTGAACATGGAACTCCTGGAGCATAAACAAACATTAACAGACCTTAACATGGAGGCTCAGGAAATTTCGGAGGATGAACTTCAGGAAATGCAAACGGTGTATGAAGGCAACATCAAAAAATTGGATGATTGGTATTACAACCTTGAAAGCACCGAATACACGGATTTAAACGAGCAAAAAATGAAGGCTTACGAAAAAATTGCAGATAACAAGCAAAAAATAAGCGAACTAAACACCAAAATTACGCACATTCAAGCAGCAAAAAAGGGTTCGATAAAATGCAAAAAATGCGATGCCACAAATTATCTCGTGGACATAACGGAGGATGAGATTGTCTCATTGACAGAATATCAGGATTTAACGAAGGTCCTCGCCGATGAGAATGCAAAATTGAAGGCTGATATGGATATCCTGGATTCTAGCCTCATGAACATGAAAGAACACAATAAAACAGAATATAACACGAGGAAGCAGACCTTAACGGATGCAAGGAATGACGAACAAAAAATCCTGAAGGACAAACATTACAGTCATAAACGCAAGGAACGCGATGATATTCAGGATAAAATTAACGGGATTGAGAGCACACTCGAGGCTTACAAGGAAAAATTGCTAAAATCTAAGCACATCAAAAACACTCTCAGGGAGAACGAAGACCTCGTTGAATATTACATTCAAAAACTCAAGGAATTGAAGGCAGTGGAACTCGTGGAAATCGATGAGGATTCATTGAAGGCCAAAATTGAGCATCGAGATTTGATAAAGGCAGATTTACTAACGGAAAACAAAGCGCTCCAGGACCTGAATTACCTCATGAATATGCTCAGTGACAAAGGGGAGAATAACCTGAAAGGACAGGTTATTGCAAGGACAGTGCCATTCCTGAATAAAGGCATAAATTATTTCCTGGAAGCATTCTCATTGAATGAATTCAATTTTGTGATTGATAAAAATTTCAAGGAAAAAATTATTTCCAGGGAGAATCATTCAGAATACAATTCATTGAGTAACGGTCAAAAAATGAGAATTTCATTTAGCATTTTATTCAGCTTTTTGAGACTCATCGAAGAAAAAAATGGTATTACGACAAACCTTTTATTCCTCGATGAGATTTTGGATGGTTCATTGGATACAAATGGTCGCGAGGAATTACTATATATACTAAAAAATGAATTTAGCAAAAAGAAAAACGTTATTATCATTTCTCATAACGAACAAATTAAGGAAAAGGTGGAGGTTTTCGACAGAAGTGTTCAGGTTAAACGAGACAAATTTAGTGCACTCAGTGTTCAGGATATTAAGTAATTTTTGGATATAATATATCAAAAGAGGATAAAAAATGGATAAGCATGGATAAAACAAAATTAAAAACAGACGCCGAAGAACTCATAGAAAATATTTATGAGTTCAGAAGACACAAATGTGATGATTTAACATTAATGGACACGATTATCGAATATTCATATCGTTCAAATGTATCATTGCAAGAAATTGGTAACATTCTATCAGAGCATGAGATTTTTGTAAACATTTTCAAAAAACAACTACAAGAACAAAAATATTTTAAAATGACTGATGAAGAAATGGAACTCAGAGATAATGAACTTGACGAAGAGGAATGGTAGAAAATGTTAGGATATAACGAGCAATATAACATTATGGCTGGAGTATATTTTGCTTTTAGTACAAAATCTAAAAACGCAAAACGAACACTGAGTGTCTCTCATGGCAAAGCAAAACGAGAGAAAATGAAGGCTGTATTCCCTTACAATCAATATGAGGAATGGTCGAGAGAAAATTTTATTTTAGGAGCACTATATATTAATTTTGTGAAGAAACCTTCATCATTAATATCGGCATTTCAGGAATTAAAAGACCTTGACGAAAAAGCAGTAATGACATTCAAAAACGAAATCATATATTACAGAAAATTTTTAAAAGAGGACATTGATAAGATTATGCTCAATGAACCTAATCCTTCATACGAGTACATGGCCGAAGCATATAGAAAGAATGAGATTCATTGGTACACATATTATTTTTATGTAATCGTAAAAAATATCGATACCAATGAAATCTTAAAGAGCAGAATTGATGGCTTTTTATATAAAAATATCAAATCTTTACTCCTATATGTAACATTCAGTCAGAAATCTATGATGGAAGTCAAAAATCTAATGAATGACGTCATAGAAATTTGAATGATTTTAAGTAAAATTTAGATAAAATATAACATAAAAATAAAGGAAAATTAATGAAAAAAGTGGATAACAAACAATTCATATGGGCAGAAAAATATAGACCTCAAACAGTGCAGGATGTAATTTTACCTCATGACACCAAGCAAAAATTTGAAGGATACATCAAGGAAGGAAGATTTCCTCACATTCTATTGTCATCTGTAAATGCCGGATTAGGAAAGACAAGTTTGGTCACAGCTATCATAAAAGATTTGGATGCAGATGTTATGTGGATTAACGGTTCAGGTAATGCTGGTATTGATGCATTCAGAGGTAAGGTTAAAGATTTTATATCTTCAGTTAGCATTGATGACTCTCCTAAAATTGTTGTTATCGATGAAGCAGACGGAATCTCAGGTGATGGTCAGAAAAACCTTAGGGGATTGATTGAGGAATTTAGTCAACATAGTACATTCATAATGACATGTAATTATAAAGAAAAAATCATCGAACCACTCAGAAATAGGTTTATTCATTTCGATTTTGATGCACTGTACAATCAAAACAAAAAAGAGATTGGCTTACAAATTTTTAATAGATTGCAATTCATTTTAACTAATGAGGAAGTTCACTTTGAACCTAAAGACCTTACTCCTATCGTGCAGAGCATGTATCCTTCAGTGAGAAAAATGGTCCTTACATTACAGCAATCAGTGCAGGATAAAAAACTTATAGTGGATGAAAACAGCATCAATGCAGCAACGAGATATACAGAAATTCTGAATCTCATCAAAGCAAAAAACTTCGGCGATGTTAGAAAAAAATTACAAAATATCGATGATCCAGCATCACTGTATACATATGTATTCAAGCATATTGATGAGTGGTTCAAAGAGGATTCACATCCTAGCATTATCATCATAACGGCAAAATACGCAGATATGGACCAGAGAGCCAGAGACAAGGTTATCAATTCCGCTGCTTATTGTGTCGAGCTAATGATGACCCCGACAATAGAATTCCTTTAGGAATTCTCCCTCCCGCTCAAATCCTCCCTCCTCCTTTTATAAATAATAGAAATCAAAGCGAGGAGATAATCATGGCAGCACAAAAACAGGAAATTCAAGAATTAAAAGACGAGTTAGTAAACTTAAAAACATCGGACTTAAAATCAGTTAAAGATTTTTGGGCAAAACACAATTTTGGTACAAGATTATCTCTTGTGACATTTATGGTATCATTTTTAGCAATCGTGGTTGCTGGATTTTTTGGGGTTACGACGCCTGATGTAATTGTAAATCTAGTAGGAAATAGTGCACTTATAGCATTCATGACCGTAACACTAGGTGTAAATGGAATTGAGGCTTTGCTAAATGGTGTAGCGAAAATTAAACTTATAGGAAAATAATCATAATTTAAAATCTGAGAATAAAATCTCAGATTTACCGCCAAGAGGATATGACACATAAGAGAAAACCTCTTATGTTATTATTTATAAATATTAATAAGCAATTAAATCTATGACTGTGACACTGGGTGTAAATGGACTTAAAATTTTACTAGATGGAATTGCTAAGATTAAATTAGGAAAAATAAGGAGAAATAAAATGAAAACATTTAAGGAATTTATATTGGAGGAAAAAAATACTAAAAGCAAGTATTTAGATGAGAAAACAGAGGCCATTAATGCCTTAAAAAAACAGCTACAAAAAAATGGATGGAAATTAGATGGTAATGGAAAGTCTAATGTAGTTGGCGGCGGCAGTATGTTTGTGTCGTATTGGAAAAATGCCAAACTAAATGATACAGCAATAGTAGAAATTTATGATTATAGTTATGGAGATTTTAATGTATCATTTAGTGCTGAAGAACCTTGGTATGATGAGGTCACTCATAGAGATGACAGCTTTGATGCTAAAAAATTATTAAAAATGTTTGATGAATACATTAGTGAAATAGATAAAAAATAAGGAGATATAAAATGAAAACATTTAAGGAATTTGCAAATGAGATGGCAAAACAATCAGAATATACTGCAGATTCCACAGATTTTGAAGAAACACTAAGATTTTATGTTATTAATCCTAGCTATATAAAAGATGAGTTTAAAAAAGATAATAAAAGACTTATTAGGACAGTCGATAATTCTTTTTTGTTAACCAATAAGAATGATGAGTTCCTTGGGGGAATTTATTTTAGTAAAATGGACAAAAATGGTTATATTCAAATAGAAGAGTCTCAATCAAAACTTAAAAGCGGATTTTATTCTTTTGTATTTCCAATCATATTGTCTACGGGAGACATAAAAGGCATACTAAGTGATAAATCACTATCAAAAAAGGCCATTAAAGCATATGAAAATCTATTTAAGAAAAACGAGCTAGATGTAATGATATATAAGAATGGAACAACAGCTCCATTCAGCACTAATGAATTATTACAAAAAGATAATTTAGTATTAATAAAAGATAAAAAATAAGGAGATATAAAATGACATGGCTATTAAATATTTTTGGTAGTGTGAAAAACATTGCCATGGCGGCAGGTGCAATTTTTATGGGATTGTACGTCGCGAAGCAAAAATACAACGCGTATCAGGCAGAGGACAAACTCAAAACTATTGAAAATAAAATAGCAAAAACCAATGTCGTTATTGCAAAAACCAAGGCTAAGGCTAAGGCTACTGCAGTGAAGGCAGAGACAGACACTCATATCGAGACTCTCAAAGAACTCAAAAAAGAATCGAAAAAGGTTCAAAAAGAAATGGAGATTATCGAAAAAAATATCGAGGCTAAAATCAAAACAGGTCAAATCAAAAAAGAGAGTGCAAGAGTTAGGCACGGAAAAGTTAAATTTAAGGTTTAATGTGTTATAATTATAGAATAATTAGGAGAAAATAAATGAAATTCAGTGAATTTATAAATGAGAGCAATAAGTTTTATGATGGAAGTTTAGGAATAGAGATGACTAAACAAAAAGATTATCTGACTCTTACATTTAATGGAAAAATTTGTAATAATATTGTCTCTGATATTGATGAAAAAGATTTTGTTCTCAAAGAAATAAAATATAATACAAGATTATCGCTCAAAAAACTCAAAGAAAGTGAAGGCTTACTTAAATTCTTGAAAGATAATACAGTAAGAGGTTAAATATGAAGAAAATTTTATTAAGTATTTTTGTGATATTATTAGTAGGGATATTAAGTGGTTGTGCTGATAAGCGAATCGTCTTGGTACCCCAAACGGAATATTATCCAACCTTTGATACATCAGATTTCAATGTTTCAAGGAAACAAGATTTGGAGATGTGGGTTGAAACAGAAGATGTCAATGGTACGACAAAAACTTACCTGGTTGCGGAAAAGACAAAAATGTTAATCTTTATAAAAGATACAAAGGAGCTAAGGAGTCAATATAATGTACTCCTTAGAAAAATCAATGATTTTAATGAAAAAATCAAAGAAATGAATGAAATTCAGAACAACAAAAAGCCTCAAGAGATTGAGTCAATTAAGAACTCTTTTTATAAATAAGAGAAAATAGGAGAATAGAACATGAAAACATTTAAGGAATACATAAATGAGGCAAAGAAGCCAAATGTACAAAAATTGGTAAATAGTTATAAGAAAGAAGCAAAGGCTAAGGATTTTTCGCCACTATCGTATATGAAAGGTTTGGGTAAAAAGGTAGTCGATGAATTATTAAAAGACTTTTCGCCTGAAGAAGTGAAAAAAGCCGCAACTGAATACGCTAAAAAAATTGAAGATAAACATAATTCAACTGAATATGAAGATTTAATGCAACAATTTGTTAGTATGGCAACTAAAGAATTTATAAATGAAAAAAAAGATATAAGTTAGTTGATTGGTCGGGAAATTCTGTATCATATATAGATTATCACGGAAACGAGTTAGAAGTTAAAGAAATATTAAAAGATAGTCTTATAGTAATGATGCCGGATGGCGAAGAAGAGGAAATATCATTTGATGAGGCCAAGGAACAGGACAAAACCTTAAAAGAAATTAAGTAAAACTATTATATACTTATACCATAAAGGATATAAATGAATAACACACATAACAATAAACCACAAACGGTGGTTCAGGTAACTAAAGACAGTTACACCACAGACCACCAAGTCTTATTCAGTGCATATGCACTGAATAAATTTAACCTAACATTCGAAGATTTAAAAATAAAGTATAGGGATTTAGAGAGTGTCATCTCAAAAATCATTGGATTAAAACCTGACATCAAAAGATTGGACTTTCCTATCAATGTATTCTACGATTTTGTCGTATTGGAATCTGACGATTACATGATTACATTTGACTCCTATGAAAACAAAAAGAAAATTAGCATTTGCTTTTATTTCAATTCATACCAAGAATCCAAGGAAATTTTTGACATCATACAATCATTTCAGGACAAGGACGATGAGATTTTCGTGAGTGTAGCATCGTATTTTTATGATGGACAAAAGCAATTAAAGGCAACAGAAAACATCAAAATTAAGGATGACTTTTCGAACAATTCTTTAGAATATTACCCTTTTATTGACATTCCTGAAATGTTTAAACAATATTCAATGTCTGATAGCAATATTCTGCTATTGTGTGGGATTCCAGGAACCGGAAAAACCAAAATGGGTGACGCTTTTATGAAGCATTTGCTAGACATTACGGATGTTCAATTAGCGAACAAACGTGAGGTTATTCACACAGAGGAAAATGCCGATGGTACAATTGATGAGATTGACATTATCACTCAGGAATCCGAAGGTGTTAAGGTAGCATATATCAAAAATGAAGAAATTCTAGCCGATGACCTATTCTGGAACACTCTCAAAGAGGAGGAATATCACCTCGTATTCCTTGACGATTTAGATTATTCGTTGCTTCCTAGGACACAGAACATTAGCACATCTGAAGACATTCAGAAAAACAAATTTATTAGCAATCTTTTGAGTTTCACGGACGGAATTTTTGATAAGGTTGGAAATAAAACAAAATTTATTATCACTACAAACAGACCTGTTACTGACATCGATACAGCAGTCCTCAGAAAGGGCAGAACATTTGACATCCTTGAACTCAGAGAATTGAAGCATGAAGAGGCTGGGGAAATTTGGATAAAATCAGGATTGGATTTAGAGGATTTTAATGAATCTTTCAAAGACACTAAAATCTTGCAGGCAGATTTAGGGTCAGCAATCGGTATGGCACTGAAAGCACAATCTGAGCACATCGAACTTAAGCCTTACATCAAAGAGGAAGGCATAAGCATTTATAGCACAATCAAATCTCCTAAAAAGATTGGGTTATAGTATAAATAATTAAGTAAAAGTTAGATATAATTATACTATAAAACATAGGCATTTAGATTATTATAGATTATTAGGGAGTACAAAGGAAACCTATCATTTGGTCTATCGTAAGTCCTAAAAATTAAAAAGTCGTTAAAAACGCATAAAAGGATAATACATGAACAAAGCAGAATTGATCTCAGCAGTAGCTGAAAAATTAGAGGTTTCTAAAGCAGAAGCAGGAAGAACAGTAGAAACAGTAATTGGCACAATCATTGAAGGTGCAGCAGCTGGTGAAGCAACAATCCCGGGTCTTGGTAAATTAGTTTTAACAGATAAAGCAGCGCGCACAGGAGTTTCTAAATTGGGTGGAGTTGAAAAAGCTTGGAGTACTGAAGCTTGTAAAGTGATCAAATTAAGATTATCTACAGCTGGTAAACAAATCGGAAACTAAGGAACTAAGGTTTAACCTATTCCAAAATAAGAGGATTTATTCCTCTTATGTCATATTATAGAGATAAAAAATAAAGAAAATTTAATTTAATTATTCTGATTATTTTTATTGTTTATCTTGAAATTTTGATACCATCATATTTTTTAACAATATCTTCACTCTTTTCAATACCTAATATTTTGACATATTCTCTGGCAATACCGAGATTGCATTTATAGTGATAGGCAATAACATTCAAATCTTTATCAGAAATTAGTTTCTCTCGTTTAGGATAATTGATAAAATTTATTTTGTCCATTGTTGAATTTCGTACAAATTTATATTGTGCTTCAATAGGGATATGCTTAACATAACAATTTAGAGTATTTGCTATGTAAATTGTGCTTGGGTCATTCGAGATAAACCTTGTAAGAAAAAAAGAATTAACTTTTTGTATCTCTTCGGCAGAAGGCTCAAAGGATTTGTCTACAGATGATTTCATTATTGAATATGGGGTTCTCTTTATATCTTCCATTTGTTGTCCTTTGTTGATTTCTTGGTATTTTAAGTAAATTTATTATATAATTATTTATAAAGGATAAATATGGAAAAAGAAATAGGATATTTTGACGTGTTAAAGTCAGTCATCAATAAGCATAGAATTGACGATGAGATTGTTAATAAGCATTTTGTGCCTTTCATGGCATTAACCTGGATATCAGTTGATCCAAAAACTTGCTATGAGACTAACGAACTAAATACTGCAAGAGGATTAAATTACATACCAAAATTAGACGAATACAAATTTTTAAGAAGCAAAGTGAAACTTCCGAGAGGTAAGTTTATTCCTTTTGACAAAAACGATAAACATATGAACATCATAATTTTGGCTATTGCAGATTATTACAGGGTAGGAAAGGTCACTGCTCAAGAATATATAAAAATGATGGGAGGAGACAGAATCATTGAACTCCTTGAAAGGATAGGTCAAATACATAATACTTATACAACTGATAAGTATATTTTATCGGTGAGAGATGCATTAGCAAAAAAGAAAAAAGATTTAAAGAAAATGAAGGGAATTAAATGAGCAAATTAGCAGTGTCACACACAGACCTAGACGGTGTCTCGGCACAAATTGTCATTAGGCAATTTAAAGGAGAGGTTCAAAGGATGAACCTTAGCTACGGAAAAATTGAGGAATATCTAGCAATAATCGATGAATATTGTGGACATAGCAAACCTTCAGAAGTTTGGGTTACGGATTTGTCGTTCACATTGCAATACCTTGAGACATTTTTTGAAACAGTGAAACGATTTCCTGAAATAAATTTTTATTTTATCGACCATCACCCATTCGATGAGGATTATTCACACATTAAAGCACCAAACCTGATGCTCCTTATTAGTCCTAAGGCTTCGGCAACCAAACTTACATTTTTGTATCTGAAAAATAATTCAAAAATTTTAGACCCTAAAATGATGAAACCTCTTGCCGAATATGTTGATTATGTTGATGTTTACGACCTTTGGAAAAAAGACGACAAAATGTTCAAGGCTGCAATGGTGTATAATGAATTATTTTGGGAATTTAAAAAAGATTATTATTTTTCAAGGTTCAAGGATGATTATAAACTTAGAAATTCTGATAAAGAAAGGTTCAGAGATTTAATGAAGAAAAAAACAAAACTTTTTGAAAAATTAGACAAAGCAGGCAGGATATTTAGGCACGAACCAGAAGGAAATAAACGAATTTTGATGATGTTCATAGACGATTTTAAGAATCATATTCCATTAGATTATCCTGGATATGGCATCTATATATTAATTTCAAGCTATGGCGGTGTTTCGGTAAGGCTCAGGAGAGGTTTGAGTGACGATGGTGTTCTAAAAAATGCTATCGTAAAACGGCTGTTAGAAAATCCAAATGTTCAATCAGCAGGAGGACATAACGAGGCTTTCGGTTCAATGTTAATCGATGCTTCAGCACATGCTCAGGTAGAATTTGGTAAATTTCTATTGACAGTGGCAGATGAAGAGTTAGACATTTTAGGAGGAAAATAAATGAACGAAACTTATCAATGAATAACGATTTAGAAACTTATAAATAATAACATAAGAGATGTTAAATGTGTATATAGGGCTCTTGACGGACTTCCTCTATATACATTTAACGTGAAGTCCGTCAACACTTCACTCTTATAATATTAATTATAGGAGGATTATTCTTATGAAAATCCCACAAACAAAAAGATATAGTGTATATAAAAAATTAGTACTCATAGAGGAACAAAGAAGAATGGATGAAGAAGGAGAAGAAAGGATACTATTTTTTGAACCAGATGGTAGAGAACACTATGTATATAGAGTTACAGACCATACTAGGTCAGAAAAGGAACATTATTATGGTTCACATACACCCAAAAAAGGCAAAAAGTATAATTCCTTAGAAGAGGAATTTTGGACATATAAGACATCTAGTAAATACAATGTTCTTAATGAAAACAAAAAAGAACAATATAAAATAAAAATACTCAAGGTTTTTGATAATCCTGCAGATAAGATGATATACGAAGCTTTTTTGCATCAATACTTCAATGTTAAATTATCTACTAAGTTTTGGAATGAAAGTAATCAAACTCCTTTTGGTTATGATACTACAGGTGTTAGTCATTCAGAGGAAACCAAAAAGAAAATCTCGGCAGGTAATAAAAATAAAATTGTGAGTGAAGAAACAAGACTAAAACTCAGTAAGTCCTCTAAAGGAAGGGCTCATACACAAGAGAGTAAAAATAAAATTAGTGCGGCACACTTAGGCAAGACTTTGACAGAAGAACACAAACGAAACATAGGTAAAACGAGTAAAGGTAGACAAGCAAATTTAGGCAATAAACACACCGATGAAGCAAAAAAGAAAATATCTATTGCAAGAACATTAAGTAAAGGTACATATAAATTACCAATTATTAAATGTCCTTATTGTTCAGTAGAAGGAGGCAATAATAATATGAAGAGGTGGCATTTTGATAATTGCAAATTTAAGTAATTATTAGATATAATTACTTATCCAACCAAACAGATAGAAAACTTATGGGACCAAAAATTAAGGAAAATAAATGAATGAAACAATAGAGGATTTAGTTTTACAAAATTTGATGAATAGTGATGCATATTATTCAAAGACATATAGTCATCTTGATAAAGGACTGTTTCAAAATCCAAACAATAGCGTAATTTTTGAAACAATCCAAGATTTAACGAACAAATATAACAAAAGACCTTCACCTCAAGAGGTCGGTTTGGCCATTAAGCAAGATTTGTCATTAAACAAAACACTACAATCAACTACGATAAGCAAATTCAAGGATGTTCTCAGAGAACCTCCAGTGCAAAATATGGATTTTTTGATAGACAAAACACAGACATGGGTTCAAAGGATAAAACTTTCAAAAACAATTTTTGAAGCAGCAGACATCATTCAGAATGATGGCTCATTCGACCCAATTCCAGGAATGGTAGAGGATTCATTGAATATCAATTTCGACACTAGCATTGGCCTTGATTATGGAGAGAGCATCGAGGAAAGGCTGGAGTATTACAAAAGCAGGGAAGCATACACCTCAACAGGATTGTCAAACCTTGACAAGGTCCTAGGTGGAGGAATCCGACCTGGTTCACTGTTTATGTTCATTGGACCAACACATACAGGGAAAACAGCAGCGAAGGTTTTCGTATCAGCAAATTTACTCCTGAAAAAGAAAAATGTCCTTTTCATAACACTCGAAATGCCAGAGAAGGAAATTGCAAAAAGGATTGATGCTAACATTATGGGAACGACAATCAACGAACTTTCAGAATTGTCAGAGCGAGATTTAATGACAAAATGGGATAGCGTCAAAGACAATATTGGCGAATTGGTTATCAAGGAATATGGTGCTGGTACATTCAACACAATGCACCTGAAGGCTTTGCTTGACGAATTAAAATCCAAGAAAAATTTTATTCCTGATGCTATTGCAGTGGATTATGTAGGTCTGATGGTGTCTGCTAGGGCATCGAAAGATTCAAATTCGTATGACGGTTTAGGTAAGGTTGCCGAAGACCTTCACGCCATTGCCAAGGAGACATACGATTCAAAAGGGAACAAAGGCATTATGATGATATCGTCATCTCAGGCTAATCGTTCAGCTATGGGAAATACGGATGCTGGAATGGAAAATATTTCAGAATCTCTGAAAATTGCAATGACTGCCGATGTTGCGATCATGCTTATCAACAACGAGCAAATGAGAGAGCAGAACCAGCAAATATGGAAACTCGTAAAAAATCGTTATACTGGGCAGATGCCTTCATTGATGATGGAAACACATTTTGATAGAATGCAATACAAACCTTTCGATGATGGAAATTCATATGATGCAGTGGACCAAGAGGAATTGAACACTGGGGCACCGGTGCAACCAGATAAAAATGACTTTGACTTTGGTCAATTGCAATTTTAAGTAAAAATTAGTTATAATATGACATAAAAGAGGATTCCTCCTCTTTTTCCAAAAAGAAAATCCTGCCGAATGTGGAGTTACAGGAGACAAAACGAAAAGGAAAATAATGACAAACCCAAATACACGAAATCTACAATACGAGAATGTCTTCAAAGGAAATAATGGTTCCTTATACGCAAGACTCTACGACCCTCAAACCAAAGAATGTTTTACAGAATCAATAAAAGTGATACCAAGCATTTTTGTTCATGATAAAAATGGAAATTCTACATTAAAATCTGTACCTGAAAATCAGTCAGTGAAAGAGCTGACATTCAAAACTATGAAAGAATATAGGGATGCAGTAAATCTATACAAAAGTTCAAACATTAGCACTTACGGAAATAAATCTCAAGAGCAAACATATATCAGAAAATATTGGCCTAACCCAATCGATGCCTTTCATGAATTTAGTAATACATGGTACTTCGACATAGAAACAGCGTCATTAGACGAAAATATGCTTCCTAACAAAAACATAGAATGCAAAAATGACTGGAAACCAATGGGTCATGACAGAGCAGCAATGGCATCGATTACATCAATACAGATTTTTGATTCTAAGGCAAATATTTTTTTTATTTTAGGACTTAATAAAGAGTGGAAGAACAAAAACAAATATGAATCTGAATATGGCGCTATAAAATATATAAATTGTGAAACCGAAGAAAAATTATTAAAAGTTTTCTTAGAACTTCTCAAAAAGAGGGACCCTTCAGTAATGACAGGATGGAACACAAAAACATATGATGATCCTTATATCACTAACAGAATTATACGAGTCCTTGACAAAAGGGATGAACTTTATTATTATGACAAAGAAAAAGCAAGATGGAGATTTGATACTGACTGCCTTAATGGAGAATATGTTAAGCAATTATCACCACACGCAAACCTTATCAAGCATAAAGAGGTTAATACAACATATGGTGTTCAAGATGAATTTCTATGGGTTGGTATAATCCAAGAAGATTATATGCAGATGTATAAAAAATATACATACACGACCCACACCTCATACAGCCTGGATACAGTGGCAGGATATGAACTCGGTCAAAATAAAGTGGAGCATGACGAACATGCAGATTTTGCTGAATTTTACGCTAACAATTTTGAGACATTCATTGAGTACGGCATTAAGGATGTCGAATTGCTTATCGGATTGGACAAAAAACTGAAACTTATTGACCTAGCAAAAATGATTTCATATGAAACAGGTGTAACGATGGATATGATCAGAGGGACACTAGCACAATGGAACAGCTACATGTTTAACAATCATTACAAAAATTCTCAAGTTTTACCGCTTGAAGGCAAATTTGCCGATACAGACTCGGTTTTATTGAACAGAATCGAAAATGACGAAAATTTTAGGAGCCTCATAGATGTTGGAGGTAACGACAGAGTGAAATTTTACATGGACCTTATAGCGGCAAATGACCATGAAAATAAATTGACATCACAGACATTTCCTGGAGGTATCACGAAAGGAACAGCAAAATTCTGGAAATGGGTATATTCACTGGATTTTGCTTCACTGTATCCTTCAGTCATTCAGTGGTTAAACATTGGCATTGAGACACTCATTGAGCCTAGAAATTTACCTGATGAACTTCTGCTACTGAGAGCAAAATATGCAATTTTCTATCCTAGAAATGTTGAACCTAAGGAACTCATTAAATACGATTTCTGGTTTCAAGAGCATGTTATCAATAACACCGAGGCAAGCTCAGAGGTTATGAGAGTGTGCAAAAAGTACAATGTATCAATGTCACCAAACGGAATGTTCTTCAGGAAGGATGTTAGGAGTGTCCTTTCACAAACAATGGAAGACATCATGGTTAAGCGTAAAAAATATAAAAAATTAATGAAAGAATGCTATAAGGAAATCGAGGAACTCAAAAAAGAGTCTGAATTACTCAAAAAGGAATTGTCTGAACTCTCATAAGTACATCTAAGGGCATTAAAATCCTGATACATAGTATATATAAATAATACTAAAAGGGGAGGTCAGGATATGGACATATTAAAAATATTCCTAGAAAAGGACTTAAATATTATCGATAAACAGAAGTTGCAGGATTATATAGAGTTTTGTCAGAAAAATAATAAACAAAAACACACTAAATTCGAGACAGAACATCATCATATATTGCCAAAAAGTATATTTCCTGAGTATAAGAACTTAAGGAAATATAGTTGGAATGGAGTATTTTTATCATATCAAGAACACTATGAATCACATGAACTGCTTTGTTTGGCCATAAAAGATTATAAGGTATTCAAATCATTAGAAGCAACTAGGAATAAAAATAGATTTGGTGAGATTACTGATAGTAATCTATATGCCATATTAAAAGAACAGGCATCAAAAATGCACTCTGAATACATGAATAATATAATTGAAGTAGATGGCAAAAAAATGAAACAATCTGAGTATAATATGAGAAACTTCTCAAACGAGATTAATAAGGAGATTGTGATAGATGGCATAGTGACAACCAAAGCTAAGGAAATAGGTAAGAAAACCAATAATACATTGAAAAATGAGAAAGTGATGTATGAAGGAAAGGAAATCAGTAAAATGCAACTAAGACAAATAAAAAGAGGAGAGAGTGCCAGGAAAAAAGGCAAGTGGTATGATTTATTTGATAGTGAGGATAACTTGGTTGGCAATTTTCCGGCAGTGGAAATTAGGAAAATATATAAAGCACTAGAGCATACAAGTAAGGAAAAACCATTAGGTTGCAATGAAAGATATAGATTTAGGATAACCAAAAAAGAATATATAGGTTATTACGTTAAATTAACTAATTAAATGTTATAATATACAAAGGAAAATAAATGACAAGACAAGAAGAAATACAAAAAAGATTAAACGAGATAGATGATAATATAGATAATTTATCTACAGAAGCAGATAAATGGAATGTATATCAAATGGGAATGAAGATTAAAAATTAAGGTCTCGTCATATAGTAATATATGATAGTTCTCATTGAAGAAACCCATTGAATTGCTGGGACATCTGGATAATACTTATATACTACAATATAGGAGAAATCACTATATGAATGTTCGAAAAATATAAGGTAAAGACAATCAGCAGCCAAGTTCCTAAGTCATAGATAAGGAAAAGGTTCAACGACTATTCCGAGAGGAAGTACAAGCAAGTGCTTGGAAGTGGTGGGCATCCTAATATTAATATAATATGGATGAAGATATAGTCTGGACATCTGTAGAGATACAGAGTTGAGTTAAAAGCTCAGATTTAAGTGTAACGAACTTAGATTGAACACATCGTTTAATTAACAGTGCCTATGGTGCTTTATCAATGCAAGCAACGGTTTTTGCTGGTCATGCAGAATATTTTTCTGGAGCAGTAACATCAGGTGCTAGAAATGCTAACCTTAATGCAATGCAGGCCAACAGCAAACATATTGACAAACTCCTAGGAGAGGAAGATAATGAGACATTCCATGGTTCAAGAACATACTGGAGGCACATTGCTCAGTCAGACACGGATTCAGGATATTTTTCTATTGAACCTTTAATGATAAAGAAATGGGGTAAAGATTATGAACAACAAAATTCCAAGGAAAGATTGGTAGATTTTACACACAATTATATCAATAAAGTGTCGCTTCCGTTGACATATGACAGCTTAGGCAAACAGAGTGATAC